CCTGGCCCTCGTCTCCGTCTGCTATTAGCATGCGAGGTGCCTTTCCTTCTGGCATGCTTTCGAATTTCACCGCTGCATTCAACTTGAACTTGGGATCTATCTCCTGGCACAACTTCTCAATCGTGCTCTCAAGTCTCGTATCTGTCCACTTCTTGGACTTCACTTGTCCAATCAGCAATTCATGAACCACCTGACAGATTTTCTTAGTCGAAAAGGGTGCAAACCTCATTGATCTTGGATGATTCCCCAACGCCGATGCCACGAAGTAACCAATCTTCGTGCTATCTTCTTTTGTCGGCACGCATTTCTTCTGCTTCTTGTCTATGCGTTCCTCGATGGCCTTGCCAACGTTCGCTGAGTCCTGTGCATAGACGTTCGGCTCTTTGGAAATGGGTAACGCCAAAACGCCACATATTTGCTTCTTTCCTGCATCGTCTAGCGATTGGCCGACAACCCCAAATCCACACTACGTCTTCTGAATGCGCCCTTGCGTCTCCGCCCTTATCTCGGAGTCCTCCGCATCCACTCCTCCACCTGGATGCTCGTTGACGTAGTCTGATCCCTCTTTAGGGTATCCCAACTTGTTCCTGTCCTGCGTGGGCTTCCCAGTCGCCTCTTTGACTTGCATTTCTTGTTGCAACTTCGGGTCCTTGATGATTTTCAATCGGACAGTATGATCGACCCCTGCAATACTGGACGCGAATCGGGCAGCGAGCGCTGTCCCAGTCAGTCCAACAACCCATTTGGCGTGTGTACGCCAATCTGACTCAATGAGTTTCAAACGCAATAAGCATCCTACTCCACATGCGAGCTGGGTCATGTTTGACAAACTGGACCGCTGCCTGACGTGCTGACAAAGGTATGAAGACGCGGCCCATGTGCCAATGGCACGCATCGCTATATCATCTGGCCCATCACCATTCCACAACTGCATACCGCGCTGGTAGACTATCTGGCGATGTGTCTTGTCCTTCGATTCTCCAGCAAGCTGGTTGCTAACAACTTTCTCCAACGTACTGTATTCCTTCTGGGTAAGGTTGACAGTGCGCCAGGTGACTACACCCATGTCCCACAAGCTAGCCTGTGTCCAATGTCTAAAGGGTATCTGAATCTGGTAAAAGCCGCGTCTGGTCGACGCCTGCTCCCACATCCAGTCCTCGACATGGTCTGACGTGAATGATGTCGTGGTGCATAACCGCATAAGAACAGCCATGACTAACGCTTGGTCCTGTAGCCCGGCAGTTTCCCACCGTGAGGACGGACCAGTCCCCCAATTCCGAATCCACGCGCCCCAAGGTTACC